AACCAATTCTTATGTCGGAAGGAGGGCGCATAGAAGATGTCTGACATTCCAGAAAAAGTAACTGAGATTTGTAAGGAAATAGGAATCTCTTCCGAAGAAGCATGTTGGCAACTGCCACAAAGCCGAGGGACTTGGGTAATGAAGCACAAGGCTCTTGAGCGAATTGCAGCCCATAAGAACATTAGGTTTGATTTGCCACAAATTATCGAAGCGAATGCGGAAAAGAAATTATGCATAATCTGCGTTTCCGGAACGATTGGCGACGTTAAGGAGTGGTCAATTGGTGAGGCAACTACTTACAACAATAAAAATCAATATCCTTTCGCAATGGCTGAAAAAAGGGCAAAGGACAGAGTGATTCTCAAGTTGGTCGGACTTCATGGCGACGTTTATTCGGAGGATGAAATGCCACCCAAGGAAGAGGTCGAGGAAAAGAAAGACAATTATTCGACTATAGAGGGTGCTATCAGGCAATCTACCGAAAATCCAGAGCCACTTATTATTCCAAAGGCTGCGAAAAAGTTCGGAGGTCAAAACATTTACGATCTGACCCACAGTCAACTCCTAGAGTTGCAAGAGGTATGCACCACCAAGAAGTGGATCAAAATCATTGAGCAAAGGGTCAAAGAGCTTTTGCCTGAAGAAGACCCGACTGTTGAAAAGCGTGTCGTAATGACGGAAGTGAATACCGAAGTGACGGAGCAGTTTGAAGAAGCAAACACCGATTGGTTCGACGGAGAATATTAATTTGGACAAGCGGTCTAAAGATGGCGTCAGATACCCTTCGGGTTCCTCGATTGGTTACCTAGGAAACTGTGTAGGTAGACATCAGGCACAGAGAGATTTTCCTGAAAGTGACGATGGTGACGCAAGTCTTGGAACCGAAATACATTGGCATTTATCAGAGGAAACGCCTGAGGATCAACTGCCAGAGCATGTGGAGTTCGCGGTCATGCGGGCTAGGGAAATGACAAGCTATCTCAGGGATGAATTTTCGGTTAATGGAAAGGTACACAGGGAAAACAGGATATGGCTGTATGAGAATGATGAGCCTATGTTTTCAGGGGAAATTGACTTTTACGAAATATCCGAGGACGAAAAGACCGCTTCGATTATAGACTATAAGACTCTGTATGGGTATCACCCGCCCGCCGACGAGAATAGACAACTTCAAATATACGCCGTCCTGTTGTGTGAGGAGTATAAGGCGTTGGAAGTTGTAAAATTAGGATTGGTTCAGCCTATGCTAGATAAAATATCTACCGCAATTATTAGGCGACCTGCATTGAGGGTCCTAAGAAAAAACTTGGTTGCTCTTGTGGGGAGAGCAATGGGGGAAAATCCCCCTCGGCGTGGCGGCGTTGATCAATGCAAGTGGTGTCGGGCACTCGCTCACTGCCCCGAAGCATATGAATTTATTGAGAAAAAATTAAAAAGATTGGATTATGAAATGGAAGCTATTGATAATAAGAAACTATCTGAGAAGATGGCTATTGCACCCTTGCTGGAAAAGTTCAGCAAAAGCGTTAAGAGTCTTGTTAGGGGTAGGCTTGAAAAAGGTATTGATGTGCCTGATTACAAGCTTCGTTCGACTGGAAAGATTACGACGTATGACCCTGTTAAGGCTGCGAAGATACTATTTGACGCGAACCTTTCGGTAGACGAGTTCCTCGCCTGTTGCTCGATCAAGGAACCCTTGCTGATCAAGGCTTGGCAAAAGCACACGGGTCTGCCCCCGAAAAAGGCAAAGGATAATCTTAGGTTACGATTGGAGAACGCGATGAGGCAAAAGGAAAAGTCTCAAAGTGTCAGCAGGATATGAGATGGGAAGATATGGATTGGGGGATTATTTGGCTAGTATTTGTAATAATCATGATTTGGTGCTGGGCGATGAGCAATGTATGAATTTTGGATAAAGTGCAGACCCCCGCGGGCGACGGGACAGGCTACCAAGAAGGTTGGGGTTAGGAAAAACGGCAAACCATTTAGCTATACCTCGCAAAGGGGCAAGACACTACATAGCGAGTTCCTAAGCCTGTTTTTGCCCTTTGTGCCTATGAAACCGATGGAAGGACCACTATATATGGAGGTCACGTATGCCCTACCTTTCCTGTCCACGGAGAGAAAGGCAATCAAGGAGAAGGGATGGACTTTCCATAGCAAGAAACCCGATGCGGATAATTTGCTGAAGGTACTTCAGGACATCATGGAAAGATTGGAGTTTTTTGAAAAGGGAGATTCTCAGATTGTAAGCGTCAAGCTTACCAAGATCAGATCAAAGTTTCCGGGGATTGGCGTGAAGTTTTACTCCGCTCACAATCTCAACGAGTTCCTCATTTCGGGCAAGTGGGAGGAATGGCATTGAGAGTTTGCGTAAACTTGGATGAGGAATCTTTCGTCTACCGAAGACTGGAAGAATTGGAAAGGCGCACGGGCATGAGCAAGCCCTCGATCCTTTTGGCTGCACTTGCCGAGTATCAGGCTGGAGTTGAGCCACCCGAGCAAAAGCGTACGCAAGTCCGTACGCCGAAAAAGGAAAAGCACTTGGGTGAAGGTGGGCATCCGAAGGATTTGAATGAGGTAATGACTTTTTTTGCAGAGCGTGGCGTTCCCGAGCCAATTCGTCCGAAGGCAGTTTTGTTCTACGACTACTATCAAAGCAACGGATGGAAGGTCGGTAAAAATCCGTGCAAAAATTGGGGGGCTTGCCTGACGACTTGGCAGAAGAGGCATGCGGATTGGAACCCCAAGAAGGACGAGGGTAAGAAAGCGCCAGCCGTCAAAATCAAAGACTTTTTGGAATGGGTGCGTGTGGAGCGCCCATCTTGGTACGGAAAATTAAGAGACGCACAAAACATAGAGGATATAGATGGATATTACATTCAGGAATACACGCAAAACATTGGAAGATTTTGATTCAGAACGGGGCTTGATTGCTTGCTGCGGGGTAAATACCGAGGTGCTTCATGAGGCAATGGATGAGGTGCGCCCCGAATGGTTTGCGAAGCCCCTGCACAGACAGATATGGGAGAAGCTCGTTCAGTATTCGGATCAGGGGGATTGCTTGGATGTTTTGGTTGAGATGGATATGGACTCCGAGGTTCAGCCCGAAGTCCGTCAGGTATTTCAGTCAGTAGAAACCTCTGGGCAATGGAGACACTTTCTGGGCAAGGCAAAGGATGCCTACAAATACAGACAACTGCGAAAGTACGTTTACGAGTTGGTGGACATGGTTAATCAGAAAGTTCCGATTGAAGAAATACTGAACGAAGCTGATCGCGGTGCAACCAAACTGCTCCAAGCGGACACCTCGGCCATAAGGACAGGATGTGAAATATGTGAGTCCACCGTTGCCCGGATAAAGGAAAGACAGGAGACGGGACATGTCACCGGAATCAAGTCAGGCATAAGGAATCTGGACAACCTGACGCTCGGGTTCTCAAGCGGACAACTGTGTGTGGTCGCAGCAAGACCAGGAATGGGCAAGACGGCATTTGCCGTGGAATTGACAAATAGTGCATTGAGGCAACAAAAGAGAGTCTACTTCGTATCCTTGGAGATGGAGGGAGAAGAGGTGATGCAAAGACTCCAAGTAAATTACTCGGGAGTACCTCTCAAGCCAATCGAGGACAAGACCGCCTCCCCTGATGAAGTCAGCAAATTTAGGGAAGCCTGTAAGTTTTATAGGAAGGAAAGACTGAACGAGACGCTCTGGATTGATGATGATGCCGGACTTTGTTTCGCGCAGATTCGATCAAGGGCAAGAAAGTTGGCTCGTAGAGGCGTGGATATGATCATCGTGGACTACGCGCAGATTGTGACATCCGATCCGGGCAGGGAAAAGGAGTCCGACTATGTTCGGGTCAGTTACATAAGTAGGTCGATGAAGATACTCGCAAAAGAGTTAAAGTGTCCAGTCATCCTGTTGGCTCAATTGTCCCGAAAGGCAGAAGACCATGAAATGCCCAGACTATCCGACCTGAAGGAGTCGGGCGGGCTGGAACAGGATGCGGACATTGTAATGGCATTATGGAGAAAAGACGCAGACAAAGACGACCCTACGAAAAGGGAGATTACAGTAATCAAGCAGAGGAACGGACGGTCAATGGAGGGAGTTTCTCTGGAGTTCAAACCAGCAGTACAGCAGATGAGTCAGCGTTCGTCACTAGCATGATGTGGGACTTGGAAACAATTAAGCACTTAAATGAGCGCCAAAGAAAAGGACAAATAATGTCCAAGCTGTGGAGCTACATGAACGCATGGAAAAAATTTCTTAAAACCAAAAATAACTAAATATATGAAAGCATCAGCATCATTCATCGGACGCTTAACACGCGATCCAGAATCAAAAAAAGTCGGTGATACTCAACTCACCACATTCGCATTGGCGGTAAACAGGAAGGTAAAGGGCGGTGAATCCGAACCAAACTTCTTTGATATAGACGCTTGGGGGCAGCAGGGTGAGTACATCACAAAATTCGCAAAGAAAGGTGACGTGGTTCACTTGGACGCCGATCTGAAGATCGATAAGTACGAAGACAAGGATGGCAATGTCCGTAGGGCAACCAAGTATCTTTGCCGGCCATACAGCTTTGGGTTTCTGCCCAGCGGCGCTCCCAAGGATGGGATCGCCAAGGATTCTAAACAAAGCGAAGACGTTCCATTTTAAAATTTTTTTTAAAATGACCGGTCTTACAAAAACTCTAAAACGATTAAGTGAAGCGACCGATGAAAACGGTCGTCAACTCGTCGTAAAATTAAACGCCGACCAAACCATTTCAATGAAGCCCAAGGGCACAACAATGAAACGGCAGGTCACATGTACAATAAGGCAGGTGTACACAATGATGAGGAACATGCAAAATGTCTGAAGAAAAAGAAACTACAAACATCTCCGAGGAGCAACCACAGTTGACGGTTGAACAGGAGATAGAAGGATTCAAGGGGGCAATCGCCAACATCGCACAAGTGGTGAACAACATCGGTAGTGCAGTCGAGAAGATTGAGCTACGCATCAAGTTGCTAGAGCAAGCTGAAGGAATAAACAGCGAAAAGTTCAAGGACTCCTTGGCTAATGCAGTCGTTGAAAAAATGGTCAACTACGACAAGGAAAACAACAAGGACTGATGGAAGTCGAGCCGACAGGTCCAAACCCTAGGCGGCTCGGTTGGCCCACTCCCGAGGAAATGAACGATGCATGGCATTACTTCTGGAGCAGGGATGAGATTAGGGGATACGAAAATGGAAAAAGGGTCGGAACGGGAATACCGAGAAAATGGGATGGGCATCAAATGGTACGAAGCGAAACGCTTTCTGGTGACTTCCCTGAGGAATCCGCTGAACGTCCACATGGTGGACTTTGACGAATACGACGGATACGGAGAATGCTCGTGCGAATACTTTCAGTTCATAATCGGTCCAAAATTGAAACAGGGAAAGAAACCGTTTAAGAAATGCAGACACTTACGATCAGCGAAACGCGCGATGGAGAATATCCAGACCTCATCGGATTAGCGGGACACAAGGGAGTGGGCAAGACCACCCTAGCCCATGAAATCGGTGGGTTATGGAGCGAGCCAAGCAGAGGCTATGAAATCCTGAGCTTGGCTAAACCAATAAAGAAGATGTTGGAAGTCATTGTTCCCAAACTCTACATATACGAGGAGAAAGAAAAGGAGATACCAGGATTTCCCGAAGGAGTGACTGCAAGGCATTTGATGCAGACTCTTGGTACGGAATGGGGGCGGGACATGTATCCTGACATTTGGCTTAATTTTGTAGAGGTTGAAATTTTCAATATCAGGCAGGGCTGGACGGATCAGCATTGTTACACGGAGTTTCCCACTCAAATCATTGTGGATGACATTAGGTTTCCAAATGAGGCGAGAATGATCAAGCGCTCTGGCGGAGAGGTTTGGAGGCTGGTAAGGGAGGGAGTCAACTCTAAGGATGGGCATAGCTCCGAGCAGGGATTGGACGAGGAGTTAATAGACAAGGAAATAAAGTTAGATGAAAATTGCATGGTTTAGGGCAAAACTTTTGATACAGCTGGGCTTAGTATTGTTGTTAATTATTTGGATACTTGGATGCTCGCGCGCATTGAAGTGCGATAGTTGCCCTGAGTTTGGGCACGGGCCTTGTCCGTTCTCGCCTGAGAATTGCTGTCATGAAGATCATTGAACGATTTGACTTCGAAGAAGGCTCTTACTTTTTGCCTGAGGAATTCAATGACTGTTTGGTGGCAAAGGATTACACGACTGGGCGACCCGTTTACTGCATTGAACGAATCATATCTAACCTGATGCAAAGCGATAAACATGGATGCGCAGACGATATGGAGATGGCCTTAGATCATTTTGACCGAAACATTGCCGGATCAAGATTTGATATGGAACCAATATGGATTTGGATGGGGGAAGATTATGAGTAGATACAAGTCCAAGGATTTCTGCGAGGGTGAGAAATTGCCCCGCACAAGTCAGTTGAGCATTAGCATTACGAAGGATCAGAAAAAGGACTTGATCAAAAATGCTCACAAGAAAGGCAAAAGTGTATCTAGGTTGGTCAGGGATATTCTAAAAACGCAAAAAGCAATATGAATCAGGAGGCATTAGAAACACGCATAAAGATGCTAAAACAAGACTCTCGGCAAATCAGCTATGCCATCGAGCGTCTTGAGAAGCGTCGCAAGCGTACTCAGGCAAAGGTGGTTGCGCTGAAGCAGATCAGTCATGGTAATTACTCTTAGTTCGGTTGAGTGTGAGATGGCTAAGATGCTCGGAAGAGCAAGGAGGCAATCCAACAGAGCAAAGGGAGTAAAGGACAGACTGGTTGCAAAGGAAGACCCGGAGCATCGTGACATTGAGGGTGTCGGCGCAGAGATTGCCTTTGCCAAGGCGTATGGTCTGTATCCACCCTTTGACATAGGAATTCGTTCAGGTTCGTGTGACTTTTTCGTCAATGGAAAGAGTATAGACGTAAAACAGTCCGACTACGAAAACGCTAGGCTTATCGTGTCTCCTGACAAGGCTGACAGCGAGAGGTCATGCGACATATACGTACTGGCGACCGGCAAATTGCCTATGTATAACTTTAGGGGCTACGCAAGAAAGAAATCTATCTGTAACCCAAAAAACTTGATAAAGTTGCGTTCTATGGTGTATGCTTTGGAAATCAAAGACTTAATTAAAATGCCATGAACATAGCTTCGTTATACCATGACACGGAAGAGCCGGTATCCATACAGGAGAAAGTTGCTCTGAAGCGTCATTGGCGAGATACGCTTGTACAGGTCAAGATCGACACGGAACGACGGATTAGGGAGGCTGAGGAAGCCATCCAAGAGCTTTGCTTATCCGACGTTGAGGACAGCGATCTATGACCTGTCTTCGATAAAGCCGTTTTCTCTCGCCCAAGACGGATTCACGTGAATCCGATCGTGGCACTTTCTGCATACGCTTAGCCAGCTGTCTACATCAAGGTAGTATTTACCTCTTCCTTTTTTGTGATGTACGTCTGTGCTTTTTGCCTTTTCGCAGACCTCGCAACAAGGCAAGTCCGCTAGGAAGGTCCGGCGCAGTTTTGAGTATATCTTCAAGGCTTCTTTGCGTGCCCTTGAAACGCGACGCAACGGCGTCTTTCTCTTTAGTGGTGTTCTTTTCATCATCGCGTCTCAAAGGACGCATAATTTAAGCGAGTTCGAATGTTATATCGTAATACTTGAATACCTCGGGAATCATTTTAATTGGGTATTCGTCTCCCATCTCGTAGTAATAAAGAAATTGGTTCCAATCCAGAGTCTCGCTCGTGGACTTTACCACGAACGTTTCGTATTTTCCCTCTAGAATGTGAGTGTGCATGCATAAATACTAAAGGCATTTTTGGGGTTTGTCAGCACTGAGGCCTAAAATGACCAAACTTCCTTATGTTTACTGGGATTCCAAGCGTTTGAATGCGTCGAAAACCGCATCTTTCAAGGTATCAAAAGTACCATGATTGTTCCGCCATTGTCCTTCGAACAATTCGATCCGTTCTTCGCCGACAAATACGGCAAGTCCACGGCTCTTAATCTTCGTAAGACCAGCCGATTGCTTTTCCGTAAGCTTTTCTGCCCCAGCACACATCATAAAATACGTTACTGAAGGGAACGTAGCATCCGCATCCCCTTCTGCTATTGTCAAATGGTCTGCACCTGCGAAGTTCGGAGTCAAATATCGGACACTTCAGGCATATGCGATACCGCCTTCTCCACTCTTTCTTCTGCTTTTCTTTGGCGAATACCCAGTATTCGATCATATTCAGAAAGCCCAAAACCAGGACATAGGGCAGATAAATGCGAAATCCTTCCCGCCAAAGGACACGGGTCAGTTCCTTCAACCTCTTCACCTTGCCGCTCCCTGTGGCTTGACGGTAAGCACATTGTTGTTCGAACTTGATGTCGTGCTGGTGGATTCTGAGACTGCGTCCGCAATCTCCTGAATAATGTCACGCTTAGGCTTATCTCCAAATTTCTTGGTTTCGTAATCTCTTTCGGTAACAAGTTCGGAAAGATCAAGCGGATCCGCTTTCATGCCCGCATCAGCTGTGGTGAGAAGATTGCCCAAGCCACGCTTGCCCAACTCCCTGTCCAGCGCTCCCTGTCCGTAAAGTCCGGCATATGCCCGTTGACCCTCAGGTGTGCTAAGGTCAAATCCGCTTGCCATATTCGTAAGTTGTTCCTGTACCATATCCGACCCGAACAAAGAATCGGCATTGGACGACGAGGTCTGATTTGTTCCCCTGCCGTCTCTTGAGTTCGAATACCTAAGAGCCGAAGGTGGCTTGACGTTGTTTACTGCATTCGCTGGCAACATCCCCCCGTAGGGATTGGCGGCAGCCATGTTCAAGTAACCCTTGTCCCGCATTATTTCCGTAAGCGGAGATATGCCGGATCGTTTGTTGTAGAAATCCAAGACTTCCTGACCCGACACTTCATCGAGGTTTTCCGGCTCGGTTTCGTCCCTGTTCTTGCCCTGACTGGTTCCGCTGATGAAGTCATCAATCGTTTGTCCGATGCCAGCCATTGCATCTCCAAATTTCATCATCGATTTGCCGGCCTCATTGGCTTGCTTGAAATACTTGCCCTTGCCGTCGGCAGTCAGGTTGCGCAATCCGCGACCCAGTTTTTCGGGAATCGCACCAAGCACCTCAAACGGATACTCGACCATGTCTCCCACGCGATCACGGGCAATCCCCATACTGTTGCCAAAGGAGGTTGGATTCATGGTCTGTTCAAGTCGCTGTAGCTTTTCCTGCACACTTTCCGCATTGAACGGATTGAGGCTGTCAGTCACGCCGTAACTCCTTGGCGCCGGAGTGTAGGTTTCAGGCTCATCGCTATCGACCGTAATATCTATCTCTTCAATCTTCGGGTTCAGGGCTTCCATCATCTCGTCACTTACGAGCAAACTTCCATCGCCCTGATTTTGCTCGGTAACCAAAGTCTGCTCAGGAGTATCGAAGTCCAACTCACCCCCGAACACTTTTTCTGCGGTTGCCTGAAATTTCAACCTAGCCATATCAGCGTCAACGTCCTGTTCGTCAAGCTTAGCAAATTCATCAAGTACCTTATTCGGATCAATTTGCTCAGAACCCGGAAAGTACATGGCTGCTTGGAAATTGTGAAAATCTCTCTGAGCTTCCCCCAATGCCTCACGCTTCTCGTTGAGCTTATCATTGAGCTTGGTGAGGTCTTTCTTATTGAGCCTCTCGTTCTTTGCCATCTTGAAGCCCTTTATGCTTTTAAGCAGGCTAACAACATCAAGTTGGGGTAAGTTGCCCAAGATATTTCCTATGGCAGAGCGAAAGTTACTATCCTTCTTTTCGTTTTCCTGGATTGCCACTTGTAGCTGTTCTTCGGCAACTCCCAGCTCTCTCGCAGCTTTTATCAGATTGTCGAACGCATCAGGTTGTTCCTTTGCATACTCACCAAAGGCTTGTCCCAACTCCTCACTACGATCCACACGCAGAGTTTCGTCAAAGGCATCAGCCTCAGCGCCCACTCCGTAATCGCCGTCACCCCTGATTTGTTTCTCCATATCCGAAACTATTTGCTCACGCTCTGCATCAAATCCATCAATTCGATCGTTCAAATCATCCAGCTTTTGCTGTGTTGCAAATGGATCGACGCTTTTAACTGGTTCAGCCGGTTCATCATCTCCCCTGATAATTTCATCAAGCATATCAAGAACTGCAATTGGGTATCCCTGCCCAGCTGCAGTTCCACCCGCTACAGCTACCGGAACTGCTGGCGGGCCAATTAACGCCTGCTCAAATTCATCCCTTGTCATGCCGTCTTGCATCGCCAACTGATACATTCTTGCCAACATTTCCCTGCTGGGCAGTTCACGCACTTGCGGACTACTAGTCGATGACGAACTTGTGCTTGCCGAGCTAGTGGAGTCGCTGAAGAAGTCACCCACCGTCTTAGTATCCTCCACCTTGATGGGGTTCGGTGCAGTCGGAGCAGCCTCAATGCCCAGATCAGCCAAGGATGCGCCAGCGCGAATTTGGTCAACGATAGGATTACTGGTCGCACCACCCGCATTTGCGTTAGCGCGGTTGATTTCCGCCATAACCTTGTTGTTAAATGCGTTCTTATCGGTCTTAGTAAAGTTAAAGCCCAGTTCGCTAATGAAATCAGCCTGACTTAGGTCATCTATTTTCTCCATGCCCGGCAACGGCGCACCCCCCGCCGCAGATTCGATAATATTTATGGCATCCAGCGTGGGAATCTCCGCAATTTCCACAGAACCATTCTTGTCCGCATAGCCCTGAGCGACAAATTGTGTCAAATCTATACTGGGTCTGCCCTCGCCGCTGAAATTACCCTCCATACTGTCCTGAGTAAACTTAGTTATGTTTCCATCCACCCCCATTGTCGCCACAAGCC